AACTCCAAAGAGCGTCAGGGTATTCGAGAGTTAGCTAGTCGAGTGCCAGTGCTTGGAGGAATCAAAGGTCTTAGAGAGGGTGTCGTAGATACCTTGGCTGGTGAATCCGAAGTCGGAGAGTCTAAATCTGGGTCTGGATGGGGCGGCAAGAGCAGCTTCAAGAGCAGCTTCAAGAGCAGCTTTTAATGAATGACAACGCGAGTCCTCATTTTAAGTGGTCGGAGTTTGCCTGTAAATGTGGGTGCGGTTGCACCTACGTTTCTCAGGATGCTATCGACAAGCTGGAGGAGTTACGAGTGTTGCTCGGTGCTCCAATCCAAATCAACTCAGCCTGTCGGTGTCCGATTCACAATGCCAAGGTAGGTGGAGCACCATTGAGTCAGCATAGGGCTACTAAAGAACGCCCATCAACAGCATTCGACATCGCCATTGGAAATCACGATAAGCAAGATATTATTTCTCTAGCTGAACGTGTTGGTTTTGGTGGTATAGGAATTAAATATAATACGTTTGTCCATGTAGACGACAGACCTAACAAGGCAAGGTGGTAATAATGTTAGAGATGCTAGGGTCAGCATTGTTCGGTGGAGGTGTAGGAATCTTTGGGTCAGTAGTCTCAAAGGTACTCTCCATCTGGCAATTCAAAGAAGAGTTGAAAGCAAAGAAAGTAGATTACGAGCATGAGAAGTCTCTGCTTGATCGACAGCTTGCGGCTAGGAAGGATGAGCTAGAGAGTGAACAGGCTATTGTTAATGTCGCTGCGGATGAATCAGTTCGCGTGGCATCGTATCAACATGCGAATAGTGTTGGAGAGACCAGTGTTTGGGTGAACAATGTGCTTCGTTTAGTTAGGCCATTACTGACGTTGATGATGGTGTGTTTAACAGCCTATATTGCTGCAACATTTGATACGCTAACTCAGCAGGAGTTGTCTTCACAGGTTATCGCAATCACATCCATGTGCTTTGCGTGGTGGTTTGGAGATCGTTCTAAGACGACAAACAAAGCGACTTAGTTACTCTCGTGGCTGTGGATGATACCGCATATATTTTTCGGGATCATTGCAGCCTTCAGTTCCTCCACAGTTGTCACATAACCATGTGCCATCCTTTACGGGCTTGGAGAACTGACAGCTTGATGCCTCAACTGGCACTGCCATATCACCCCAGCAAACATCTCGCTTGAAACATCCTCGACATCTCCAGTCAGTTATATCCACACTGATCTTTGCAGCATCACCATTAAGCACAGTCACTATCCGATGCTTTAGATAACTCCATTCAAGCTGATCGAACTCAACAATCTCTGCATGATAGCGAGACTTGTCTTTGTTGTAAGCAATGAAGAATGCTTCCTGCATATCAGCCAGTGCCATATACATCATCAACTGACAGTAGTAGCTGTGGTGTGAAATCTTCACGCCCTTGTTCAGAAACTTTTGGAAGCTGGTGTTGTTCATGGATTTAATTTCAAGGATGTAGGTCTTACCATCCAACTCAATCATGCCATCAGTGTGCGAACTAATGTGCCCACCCAACTCCTGATAACTCCACTGCTCTTCAGTCTCAGGATCATTCTCGATGACCACTGCACCCTTAACTTTTTTGAGGTCAGCAACAACAACTTCTTCGATCATGTGACCCATCGCAAAGATGCGCTTGAGAAATGCTGGAGGCTCAGTGTTTGGAAATCCTCTCAAAGAAAATGCTAGGTTTGCATCACATGGATTTCCTACACCACTGGCTCCAATGTATTTGCGAGACTTACTCTCCGTCTCCAAATCATAAGCCTCATCAATGAGGGTGATTACATTAAGTGCTGGCGATTGATCTGTCATTGAGAGTCACCTTGTATAAGTAAATTCCTTGGGAGAAGTAAATCTTATCCACAGTGTGAGCACCATGCCTATCCTTGCGGAGATGCCTGAGTTGTGCGCTCACACTAGCTTCGGGATCACCGCACTCTTTAGCGATAGCAGCCAGTGTCTTTGGTACGCCATCACGGGTTGCGAGTTTCACCCGATCCATTTGCTTGTCCAGCCTTGCGTCATCTCGCTCTGGCCTGTAGTCACTGCCATCAAACTTTTCCATACTCGTGTCCTCTTATTCTAGTACCAAAAAAGCCCCAATGAAGGGGCTTGGTGATCATGCTAAGATTTAGAAGGGGATGTCGTCATCGAAGCTATCCTTACTAGATGCAGTGCTGGTTGCACCTACTGGAGCGGCTGGTTGATCTCCAGCAGCAAAGTACGGGTTGTTTTGGCGTGGCTCACCACCACCTTTTCTGCGTTCACCTGTCTGATCTTGCCAGTCAGCACCTTGCACTACATGAACGCCAACTGTCAGACCTTTCATTTTCGCAACGTCTGGAGTTGAGTGGGCATAACCTGCCTTGACTAACATCGTCTTCAGCCTACGCTGACCAATCTCCTGCGCTTCAGCAGAAGCGTTGTGAATGTTCATGTAGTCGATGACCTGACCTGACCCATCCATAGATGTAAGGGTTACAGCTAACCGATGGCCTTTGCCATTTTTAGTCTTCTTAATCTCAGCATCTGCTATACGACAGATGTGTGCTCCAGCCGCTAGGGTTGAACCACCCTTGTCTGCTTCTATTCCTGCTAAGTCTATTCCTGCTAAACCATTCCAATCGCTCATAAGTTTACTTCTCCGTTGTGGCAGCTTTAGTGCTTGCCAGTTTATTAATATTGCTTGAGTGCTTTGCCCACTCTTCATCGTTCATCTGCATCTTTGCAAACAACACAGTGATGTCATCGCACTTCTCCACTGGCATTAAACGCCTCCGTGGATCACGCGCTTTGGCGTAATGTCCTTGGACTTGATCAGTAACCAAGTACCGAGTCACCTTTAACTCTCCATCAACCTCCGCAGTCTTTCGCTTGCCACAGAACACATGGTCAAACAATGCAGGGATTTGCTTACTCACCTTGCCACCTTTAACCATGGGCCAGTAAGTAGTCTGTCCATTGTCATCCTCCTCCTCGGCTAGGAGACAGGTACACACAACGTGCATGTCCAAATCTCGCATCCACTTCAAAGCAGCAATCATCAATCGAGAGTTATCACCCCACTTATCAAACGTGTTTTTGTTGTCCTTGTGCTTCTCTTCCAAGAAAGACATTAGCTGATCCGACAACTCGGTTACTGAGTCAATGAAAATCGCCTTGTATCCCATTGATTTAAATTCTGCGCCTGTGATCATGCTCATCGTGCCGCGAAAGGAGAACACTCCCTTCTCTGGATCATGAGCATCATCCCAAGAGGTAACAGGGATCACATCAATGGATACGAGCGACAAAGATTTTAAGCCACCCTCCAAGGAGATAATTAAGGTCTTGCCGTACTCACGTTGAACGTGAATCGCTTGAGTGGTTTTTCCGAATCCATGATGAGCACATAAGAGAGTCTTCTCGAAGTGAACGTCTGCATCGGTGGTGCTTAAAACTTTAAACATTAGATGGCCTCGATTTTAAATTTAGGTTTCGCGGCTGAACGAGTGAGTGCATGAGCCAATCGATCTCGATCAAATTGTGATGCCTTCTCGTAGCGTGTCTTGGTTACTGCAAATTTCACGTTCATGCACTCAGGTAAATCGTCTGGCCCCTTATAAAGGTATGCCATAACATCCTGATCCCATGTCATCTTCTCAGCTACTGTTGTCTGTACTAATAGCTGCTCGGTCTTCACAGAGTGCTCACCGACTTCTCTCATAGCAGGGGGTAATGCCATGGCTAACCCCTCTGTTGCAGCGTCTAAGGCTTCTTTGGCAGCTTTAAAGCGTTGCTGTAATAGAACAACATCAAGAGCATGCTCTTGGATGCGTTCTAAAAAGTCTGCACCTTCTACTTCTATCTTACTTGTTGGTAATGAAGAGCTGTCATCGTCATAACTGGATGGATCAAACATTCCCATGTGTATCTCCCTTCTTTCTTATTAATTAAATGTGATCTAATTTGTAATCATGCAAATGATATGTCACAATTGTGGCGAAATCAATACATTTTTTAAACAAGGGAAAAATAAAATGTCAGTTCAATACAGACTCAACATCAACAGGTTGTTCCGAGACCTTGGTGGCCCAAGTGCTATGGCCCGATACACAGGCCACCCTAGAACCTCTTTCTATAGGTGGATCAATGCAGACAGTGTTAGCTCAAAACTTTTGGAAGATATAAAAACTGCGTTCCCTGATTTGGAACTCGACTTTTATTTTGAACCTATCGAAGTACGAGAAGTGATTGCCAGAACAGGACATATAAAGAGGGGGCTTGCCCCAAGAACAATCGACAGAGAGTTAACACAAAAAGAAAAGAATGCGCGGAAGACGTATCACAAGGAATAAAAAAATGAGCAAAGGAAATTTAGATAAAGCGCTGGAGTATTTGGAATCGGGCTGGTCAGTCATCCCACTATCATCTACTGAGAAGCATCCATTAGTGAAGTGGAAGAAGTACCAGAAGGAGCACCCATTAACTGAAGACTTAGAGCACTGGTGGGAAATGTGGCCCGATGCAGACGTAGGCATAATCACTGGTGCAATCTCAGGGATATGCGTAGTCGATGCAGACAATGAGGAGTCTGTTGAACGTGCAGAACTGGAAGGTTATCTTTCTCCTATACAAGTGAAGACCAAGCGCGGTTGGCATTATTACTTTGCCCACCCAATGGATGGTGTAATCCGTGGCCCAAGGTCAGGGGTTAATAGTGGTAAGCACTGGATCGATTGCAATGGATTAGATTTCCGTGGCGATGGCAGCTACGTTAAAGCACCTCCCTCATCTGGCTACTCATGGAGCATTCCAGAAGGTATGGACTTGCATGAGGACATGCCTACCTTTAAGGACTACATCAAACCACAAGCATCTGTTGACTCCGTGACCTCTGAGTTTCTTGGACTTGAATCGATTGATCTTTCGTCACTGGCTATGGAAGGTGATACGAGGCGAGACATCTGGAAAGAGACTGAGGATTACGCAAAGCAATTTGATAGCAATAAAATCCCCATGACTGGTGGGCATGGTTGTCATGATCGTGTGTTCTCTTACCTATCCTATGCAGTGCTAGTGCATGGCGTAGGTGATGAGTTGGAAAAGGCTGGTCGAGAGTTCATGGAGAAGTTTTATGAAGAGCCGTTACCCGAACATAAGTTTAAAGTTAATCTCGATTCTGTTCGAGAGAAAGAGATGCGGAACCACCCAGAGAGATTCGACATTGAAGGTAATTATATTCCTCGTGACCAAGGTGATGCAGATGTTGCGTTCACTTTGGATGTGGATGAAGAGGAGAAGGAAGATGAATACATTATCAAACCGCTCACTGTTGCTGATGCTGATGCGCTGATCGAAGAGGCTGCAAGTTTTAAGTACCTGATCGAGCCATGGTTAAGGAAGGGAAGCATTACTCAAATCTTTGGGTACTCAGGCCATGGCAAGTCGATGTTCTGCCAACACGCTATGTACCATCTGGCTGTTGGTAGAGCGATGGGAGCGTATGAGGTGGAGAAGCCAGCTAATGTTCTTTACTTTGATTGGGAGAATGGCAGGGCAACAATCGGCAACATGCTTAATCGTTTTCGCAACTCATTCGGATCGACTGATAAGTTTAAAATGTGGACTCCCTTTATCAGCCAGAACGAGATCAACTTGAATGATCAGAAGGGACTCATGGAGTTCCAGAAGTGGGTGGTTCAAGTTAACCCTGATGTCGTAGTCATCGATACAGTTCGCTCTGCCTTCAGTGGCCTAGAAGAATCCAAAGCGGAGAGCTGGGCCAGAATGAATAGCATCTTACTCAAACTCCGCAACGCAGGGTTCGCTGTCATCTGGCTGCACCACAGTAACAAGCCTAGTGAGAGCGGCCTTGGTCGTGAGGCTGGGAGTACCAACCAACTGACTGTGGTTGAAACGCAGATGCGTGTCACGCAAGTGTACGAAGACAAGTCTACTGCTCATCAAAACGCTGGACTGTTTGCTCCAGATGTAGCGGAGCGAGAGGGAGGCAACTGTGTCTTTCAAAGGTTCCGTCAGCAGATACCTCGTAACGCAACCATGACTGTTGTGATGGAGCTGAGATACGGAAAGGTGCGTGAGTGGTCTGACCTTATGGAGCGTGTGATGTATGTTGGATTCGCACGAGACGAGCGCGACAACTCAATCGTTGTGACTTCAAGATCACCCAAGCAAAAGGCTGAGTGGTACTACGAGAACAATCGTACACTGGAGAACATTGCTGATTCATTGCACAGACCAATACGGACGATCCGTGAGTGGGTGGGCGAATGATTGAAGCTGCGTTTTGTTTAGCATTGAATGTTTATTTTGAGACGAGGAGCCAAGGGATAGCTGAGATGATCGCTGTCTCTGAGGTGGTGATGAATCGTGTTGAGTCACCAAAGTATCCTGACACTGTATGTGGAGTGGTGAAGGATGGAGTGTACTGGAATGGGTATCCCATCAAACACAAATGCCAATTTTCTTGGCACTGTGATGGAATGTCTGATGTCCCTACAAATTTAAAAGCGTGGGAGTTATCCAAGCAGGTTGCCGAGGGTGTATTGCTTGGTCGCACGAAGGGTTCAGTGGGAAAAGCCATTCACTATCACGCTGAGTACGTTTACCCTGCATGGGCGAAGGTTCGTCCTATCGTAGGGAAGATTGGAAAA